AAATCTATATTCATCAAGAATATCTAAAACGTAACTAAGATATTTCTGTGCCATATCCTTCTCTGCCTGATATGGAGTTGATTCCCAGTCCACATCATGCTTTAATTTCATAATGCGAACTCTCAGTTCTTCTAGACTAACTTGATTTTTAGGCATTAAAAAAGGGGGATTCCTCCCCCTATGTATAGCAAAAATTAGAGTTGGAAACCACTAAATGTGTCCTTTTTCACATCTTGTTTGATTCCACCAACAATATAGGATTCAACCTCCGTCTCTTGTGGTGCTACCTGAAGTCCCTTAGAGGAAATCCAGTGCTGTGTCCAGGGCAGTGGATTGTTCTTAGCAGCAATGTCATACTGCGGTTTCAGTCCTAGTGCTTTCAAGCGACGATTGGCAATCCACTCAACATATTGCTGAAGCAGTTTGTCATTCAAACCAATCATACTACCATCTCGGAACAGATAGTCTGCCCAACGCTTCTCTTCATTGACAGCGGTGTCAAACGCTTTGATAGTCCACTCCTCTTCTTCCTTACAGATTTGCTTCATCTCAGGATCGTCACCTTGCTTCCACTTATTCAGAATATTCTGAGTGATTGCTAGGTGTTGGTTTTCGTCTCTTGCGATGAGACTAATGATTTTAGCGGAACCCTCCATAAGCTTAAGTTCACCAAAGGCGAAACTACAAGCAAAGCTAACGTAGAACCTAATACCTTCAAGAATATTAACGTTTGCGACGGCTCTGTAGAGTTTGCGCTTGAGTTCATACTTGCCTTCCAGTGCGTAGGGAACTTGTTCTAAAGCATGTTGCCAGTCATTAGAATTATCATACTGGTGAGCAGCACCAATAAAGTCATCATACCCCTTGGTGACGCTTGCAGCACGTTCTAGGATGCGCTCGTCAGTCACAATCTTGTCAAACACCTCAGAGGCGTCTGGGTAGACGTTCTTGATGATGTAAGTGTAGGAACGACTGTGAATCATCTCCATGAATCCCCAGACTTCCATACATGCTTCCAGTTCAGGAAGAGAGCAATAAGGAATAAATGCCATCCCAGGACCTCTACCTTGGATGGAATCAAGCATAATCTGATACTTCAAATTAGAAGTGTAGATGTGCTTTTGTTCAGGACGTAGTGTTTGATAATCGCCCCTGTCCTTCTGGAGAGAAACCTCTTCAGGTCTCCAGAAGTAACTTAATTGTTGGGTGGTGAGTTTATCAAAAACTGGATATTTGTACGAATCGTATCTCTGGACTCCCAGAGGTTTACCGAAGAACATCGGTTGCTTCTTTGTATTTACTTGTTCAGTGTTAAAGACTGTCATACCTTTAACCTTATTTGTGGTATCATCCACAGACGAAATCTTAAACTGCACAGGATTCACACTCTCCCTCCTCGGCTTGTTCTAACTCTGTTAGTAGGTTTTCTAAATTTGGTTTGTCTTCTTCTACCTCATCGTTCTTCATGTCATGAGTGTTCTGGTAGTAAGAAGTCTTCCACCCGTACTTATATGTAGATAAAAAGTCATTTGCCATGACAGACACAGGGACTTCATTATCTGCAAAATGTTCAGGATTATAACTCCAGTTACCAGATATAGCCTGATCGAAGAATTTTTGCATCACTGCCACCACATTTATGTAACCCTTATTGTCAGGCATATCCCATAAAAGTGTGTAGTTATTTTTCAAGGAAGAGAATTGCGGAACAATCTGCTTAAGAGGACCTTTCTTCGACTTTTTAATGGACAAGTATCCACGAGGTGGTTCGATTCCGTTTGTTGCATTTGACACAACGGAACTGCTCTCCGATGGCATCTGTGCGGACAGAGTGCTGTGTCTGAGCCCGAACTCCAAGATAGATGCTCTAAGAGACTCCCAATCATGTGCTAACTCCTGACTTGAAATTTCATCAACATCCTTCTTGTATGTATCAATAGGAAGGATGCCATCAGCATATTTGGTGCGTCCAAAGTTCTCGCACCATCCCTTTTCCTTGGCAAGTTGATTAGACGCCTTCAGAAGGTAATATTGGAAGGACTCAGAGAGTCCGTGAACTGCATCCCATGCCTCTTGAGAGTCATACTTGAATCCAAGTTTGGCAAGGTAGTGTGCAAGTCCAATAAAACCAATACCAAGCGAACGACGTGCCTTTGTAGCAAGTCTAGCTGCCTCTACAGGATACTCCTGATAATCAATCAGTTCTTCCAGTCCACGGACTGCCAAATCACATAAGTCTTCCAGTTCCTCATCATTCTTAATCTTACCTACGTTGACAGCAGACAAGATACAAAGAGCAATCTCACCCAAACTATCATCAATATGTTGAATAGGATAGGTTGGAAGAGTAATTTCTTGGCACAGGTTGCTCATCTCAACCTTATCTTTGAAAGAAGAGTGGGAGTTACAGTGATCGATATTCATGATATAGATGCGTCCCGTTTCTGCTCTTTCTTTGAGCATGTCGAGAATCAGTTTCTGTGCCCCCACAGTCTTTCTTGGAACAGACTCATCTCGTTCAAACCCCACATATAAATCATCGAACCTATCAGTACCAAAAGCGTCATATAAACCTGGTACGTCGTGCGGTGAGAACAGGCTAATTTCTCCATCCTGGATGAAACGTTCGTAGAAAAGTTTTGAAATCTGGATTGAGTAGTCAAGTTTGCGTACCCGATTGTCTTCTGTTCCTTTGTTGTTCTTAAGAACAAGGATGTCTTCTATTTCTTGGTGCCAGATGGGGAAGTGTACAGTTGCGCTTCCGCCTCTAATGCCATTTTGAGTGCAGCAGCGGACAGTTGCCTCAAACTTCTTGAGGAAAGGTACAACGCCTGTGTGCTGAACCTCTCCACCTCTGATTTTGCTGTTGATACCACGGATTCTACCTGCGTTGATGCCGATTCCTGCACGCTGTGCAACATATTTGCCGATAGCCATATCAGAGCTAAAGATGCTATCGAGGGTGTCATCAATATCAACAAGCACACAGCTAGCAAATTGTCTGAGTGGAGTCCTAACTCCTGCCATAATCGGAGTAGGAATGTTGAGTTTATGTTTTGAGATTGCGTCATAGTACCTCTTTACATAGGAGAGTCTAGTTTCCTTTGGATACTCAGCAAAAATCGTCAGGGCAATCATAATGTACATGAACTGCGGTGTCTCATAGACTCCCCCACCGCTCCTGTCTTGCACAAGATACTTGTCCACTACCTGACGCAATCCTGCATATGTGAACAGGAAGTCCCGATCATGATCGATGTAACTATTTACCTTATCAATTTCCTCCCTGGAATACTTCATGAAGATTTCCTTATCATACACGTCAATGTTCGTGCATGACATGATATGTGCCTCTAGATGAGGTAACTCCCGCATCTTGCCATACAACTGCTTTCTAAGGGCAAACAGAAGCAGTCTAGCGGCAACTAACTGGTAGTTAGGAGTCTCCAAATCAATCAGATCAGATGCAGCACGAATCAGAATTTCCTGAATTTCTGATGTAGTAATCCCGTCATAAAATTGAATACCAGATTTCATCTCAACTTGACTAGCAGATACACCTGCAATACCCCTGCAGGCGTCCTCTACCATCACATGCATCTTGTCCAAGTCAAGGGGTTCAATTCGTCCATCTCTCTTCTTAACTTTGGTGCCGTTCGTCATATCTTTTTCCAGGTGTTGAATTTAAGTTTAGCTTCTAGTCCAGAATATATATTTGATTCTACCACAGACTGCACATCCAGTCCAGATACAACCATGTCATTGATATCTTTCTCTTCTATATTTGAGGGAAAGATAACTACGGAGTCGCCACTATCGATTGTTTTACTGATTCGATTGACAATCTCTCTGTTGCGGGGTTCGTTATCATAAATCCACACAGGATTGCTAATCCCCCACTTACTAACATCAGCGTCAGCTCCGCACATAGCAATCGCGTTGCGAATGAACGTGCTGTCAAACGGTCCTTCTGTGATGAATACTGGTTTGTCTGTGTCAACATCGTCTAATCCGTAAAGTTTGGGAGCATCATCGTCAAGCATCACCGTGATATATTTAATAGATTTAGGATTTGAGAAATTTAGACTCCTACCCTGAATACCAATCAAATTTTTCTTGTAGTAAAGAGGAATGATGACTCTATCTTCTTCATGTTCCTCACTATCAAAGGTTTGTTTAAGTGAGTTTACAAATTTCTTGAAGTGCTTTGCATAATAAAACTTCGACGTGTCAAGTTGCCTTGCAGTCAAATATCCAGATGCCTTAGCACTTTCAGTTGCCTTTGGCAGTTTTAGTTTCTTTTTAAACTTTGGTGCCTCAAACTGAAACGTAGGTTCATCTACAACAAAATTCCTACCCGTATGCCCGTCTTTAAACTTCTCTAGGGTGTATTGTTTATGCAGGGAAACATCGATGTGTTTGATGAGGTTATTCAAAGACATCGAAGCACCACAATTGTGACACTTAAAGTTAGTGTTAGTCTTTACAGCGTAGATATACCCGCGTGCTTTGTTCTTATTTCTTTGCGAGTCACCACAAACAGGGCATCGAAAGTTATAAAGGTTTGACTTTACCTTTTTGAACTTACTTAATCTTGACGATATGAGTCCAATAAATTTGGAATCAATATGATCCATTCACAAGAGCAACTGCTGGTGCCACTATAGCACTTTCAGCAGAGGATAACAAGGGGCGAAGAGTCTTAATCGCCTGAGGATTGGTAAGTGCTACGATTGCTCCCAGTATTCCGATGCCAATCCAAAGTTTCCGTTCCAGTAATGATAATCGTTGAGTAACGCTGTCATGATCGAAGTCCATTTTATCACGCAGTTTGTCGATTTTGTCAAACAATACTGAGTCGATGTCTTCTTGCTTCGTAATTCTTTCCTCATGGACGGCTAACATGCGCGACACATTGTTATTTACCTCAGCCAATTTTTCAATAGCAGAGTCTAACCTAGAGACTAATGTCTCAAAGTTCTGCAGTCTTTCCTCTAAAATCGCGACTTTAATTTGCTCCGCCATTGTTAGGTTTCCACATTTTTCTTACACCTTTCATATAGATGTATTTCTTTCTCTTCTTCATTCTGACTGGAGGATCGTCACCTGCCTCTACAGTTCCAGCAATCTTACCGCCACCAACATTGTTGGTAGGAGCAGCAGCCATATCCTCTCGGATATACTCAATGATTCTATCAAGGATTGTTTTTTTCATCGTAGGCTGCATACAGTTTGTTTAGACAGTAGTCATCCACTGGAATATCATGAATATAAGTATGAGGATACTCAGGAATCTTGTCTAAGAAAACTATGAAAGTCTTCATACATCCCCACAGTTCTTCTTCAATTTTAAAGAATAACATGGGAGTTGTCGCTTCACCAAAAATATTATACAAGATGATGAAATGATTCAGGAGCAGGTGAGTTTTTAACTCACCCGTATTCCTGTAACGTTTTAACAGTCTCTTGATATACTTAAAATGATTTAAGTCTTTCTCAAAATCTTCTTTGGTTACTGCCTGAGGATTTTCATAATTTTTAATTGCGAAGAGGAGGAAGTTATCCCCATTCAATTCATTAAATAGCATCCCTCATCATACCATGCTAGTAGGAGGATAGACAGTGCTGGTTGTGACACCAGACATTGCAACCAGAACTTCTTTCTTGACTCTTAAGGTTCCGTCGTCTTGAGTATAGGTGGTGACACCAACCCAACCGACACCTGCTTCAAACTGAGTTCCTTGAGCAGCACCAGCAGACGCTGCAGAAAGTCCGATTACCTGATTCTCCTTACTCTTAACATCTTCGCCGCCAACAACAAAGATTTCTTCACCAGCTGCGATACCTCTTCTGATGTGGACAGCATCCAAACCATCAACCTGAGCGGAGAGTCCAACGCTGAACTCAAGACGCCTTACTCCAGGTGAAGGAGTGGTGATGGTTCCGATAGCGATGTTATTAGTAATGACTTCAGGATCTGTAGAAGTCATGGTAACGAAGTTGTCACCAACTTTAATCTCATCGAGTCCGTGAATATCACCTTCAAATGGACGCTCAACAACATCAACACTCAGTGCGCCAGCAGTGAATGTTTCACCTCTCTTAGCATGATAGTGATGATCGAGTGCTCTTACACCATTGGTAAGAATAATAGATGTGCTACTGGTTCCAGCAACGGAAGAGTGCATTCTCATGTCTTGGAAGACGTTTCTTCCATAGACAACCTGATCTAGTGCAGTAACTGCATCAGAAACTGCGGTAGGATCGGCGTCAACCAAAATAATAGTATCGCCAATTGCAACTCTTGAGGTTACAGAAGAAGAATACTTCTTAGTTCTCTCAAATACACCACCACTAGATTGATTCAGAGTAGGATCTGTTGCGACATACTTAGGAGATTCAGTTACCTGATAAGAAACCTCATGAATCTCACCGCCACTCAAACCAGCGACAGATTGAATATGTGCAAGTTGAGTGCCACCTACACTGACAATAACAGCCTCACCAAAGTAACCAGTTGCGCCACCGAAAACATTACCAAATCTGATAACGTCACCAGTTCCACCAGCACCAACTGTTCCGAAGGAAGTACCACTACCAATTACAGTTCTATTTGCATAGTTAACGGAGACGCTTCCTCCCGAAAACTTGTTGTCATTATTTCCCCAGAGTGCCATGTCTGTCTCTCTATGAATTTATTTGCTATAAGATATTTATAAAAATAGGATACCTTAAGAAGGTATCCTGAGAATCATTCTTCTCTTGTTTTGATTGCCTTAGTAACTACTTCAAGCAGTTGATCGTCCATGTCAGTTTTAGTCAACTTAACTGCCTTAGCAAGAATAACAAGACAGATCTCAATAAGTTTCTCACCCAATTCTTCATTTTCTGGAATCTTTGATACGGCATCAGAAATTACCTTTGATGCTAATGGAAGTAAAAATGAAAGCATGATGAACCTCAGTATGTTTATACTCTATATATCTACTTTTGTCTAATTTGCGTTTCCAGCATAAAATCTGTAAACTTTTTTTTACTAGATTCGTCCATTCTATTAACAAACTCTTTTGATGCAGCAACCATAGCATCAATTGAAGGTCCATCTCCCATATTATTTGAAAGGGAGACTTTCATTACAGGGTAAATGTTTGAAAATCTATATCTATTTTCACCAGTTTCAGCTGCAGTTTGATAGTCCTGAGACAATAAATCATCAGCACCCTTGTACAGTTTCTTATCGAAACCTGCAAAAGGTCCAGAGGCAGCTGCCGCATTAGTATATGCCCCGTTACCTCCTCTCATTACTCTTTATTGGAGACGTATCTTCCTAACTCCTTGTCGTAACGTTTTACTTCGCCAGGACGGAGACGACTTTTTGCTTCCTTTGCCTTGTCATAGAACTTGCCAAACTTCATTCGTTTGTCATCAGCAGCGTGCTTCTTCTTCTCTTTATCGTACCTATCGTACTTAGTTGCCTCAGATACTTTCTTCTTTTTACCCTGGCAATGTGCTCTCTGAGAGAAACCTTTGGGGTTGTTACAGTCAATTGACTTCTTATATTTGTCACTCCAACCCTCATTCATCTTCTTAGTCTTCTTTTTCATCGAGTTAATGAACTTTCTATAGACTGCTGCTTCCGAAGTCTTACCCATTTCTCTTGCTCTTTGTTCCATAGCAACTGCTGCCTGGATTTTGTGAGCAT